AGCCCGTCCACGTCGGCCTCGATATAGATCGCGTAATCCTTGCCAGCCTCGAATCCGTTCGCCGCCGAGAGCGTGATCTGCTCCGAGTAGAACCCCGCCGTATTCGCCGAGTCGAGGAGCGCCATCGTCCCCGTGAGGATCGCGGTCCCCGTCTCTTCCTCATAGACGCGATAGCTCGGCACCGCATCGGCGTCCTGCCGGTTGCCCTGCCCGTTTAACGTGTTGGCATAGAACGTCATCACGTCGTCGATCTTGCGATGCCCCAGGAATGACATAGCGCTACATCGCCGGGTTCATGGACGACGGTCCAAGCGCCGACGGGTTGATCGCCCGCAGAGGTCCGGCGTCGACGGGAGCGGGTGGGGCCGGCTCTGTCGCGGCATAGACCACCGGCTCCCACCAGACGGCAGGAGCAAAGAGCGAATCAACGGCCGCCGTGCTCGGGGGGCACAAGACGGCCATGGAGTTCCGCACATTATCAACACTCGACGCGCGCCACGCGCGTACTGGGTCAATCGTGACCATGGACCTGGTCAGTTGGTCAAACCCGTCATACTGCGGCAACGTCGCCCCCCATGTAGTCCCAAAGGCATGACCGTTGGTGTTTAATGGGCCTGGCATGGTTCGGCGCTCGTCGACCTCGATGGGGCCTTGCACGGAAAGACTAAAGCGGAATGATGGCATCGGTTTACAACCAGTCCTCAAGCCACCAGACGGTAACGTCAAGCACCGGGCCCACGGCTGCTGGCACCTGGATGAAAGCCACCCCTTCGCCAGGCCCGATTTCGATTCCCCCAGGAATTGGGAAAACGAAACCCACGCCCGCCACCCGATGAAACGTCCAGCTAAACCCGAAGTCTACTGAGCTGGCGAGCAGCGTCGGCTGTGCGCTATAGGAACCAAGGTCGAGCACGGCGCCGGACACCGGTGCAACTGCCAATCGCGAGTCGTTCGAGCTGTTCGGCGTCACGGTCGAGCCCGGCGTGCCACGCGCCGAGGTCCGGCGCAAGCGGCTAGCGAAACCGGCTGGCGACGCATTATTAGGGAACACCGAAAACTGGATGAGCTTGATCCGCTGCGTCGAGTGCGGATTCCAGAAGCCCCAACTCGCATGGTCAGCGGTGAAGGCTGTCGCTCCGGTTCGTCCCCGAACTGAGTACATCGGTTTACAGCCAGTCCTCAAGCCACCAGACGGTAACCTCGAAGGTCGTCGAAGCCGTCGCCGCCACCTGAATAAAAGCGACTCCGGCCCCAGGCGGTATCTCAATTCCGCCCGGGACCGGCAGAACAAATCCGCCGCCCTGTACTGCCGGAAAAGTGTTGCCGAACCCGAAGTCTACCGAGCTGGCGAGTAGCGTCGGCTGTGCGCTATAGGCAGCAAGGTCAAGCAGAGCCCCCGACCCTGGCGTAATCCCGAGGGTCGAGTGATTCGAGCTGTTCGGGGTGACGGTAGAGCCGGCCGTCCCGCGCGCCGAAGTCCGGCGCAAGCGGGCCGAAAACCCAGCAGCCGGCGCCGCGCCCTGCGGAAACATCGAAAACTGGATGAGCTTGATTCGCTGCGTCGAGTGCGGATTCCAGAAGCCCCAGATCGCGTGGTCCGCCGTCGCGGCCGTCGCCACGGTTCGTCCTCTGACCGAGTACATCTAGCCTCCTGCCATCGCGGCTTGCCGCTCGGGGATCCGGAAGTGAACGGGGGTCGCCGCCTCGCGCGGGAGCTCCATCGGCGCTCGACTGTCCTTGTAGGGCGGCGGGTTCTCCTGCATCCAATCGACCTCGGCCATCACCCGCTCGGGGGTAACCGCCTGGGCGCATTCGGTCTCGTAGGCCATCGCCCCGCAGGTCGGCGCGTGGTAGCAAGGTGAGCAGGGGAGGCGCGCGTAGAGGGTCCGCGCGTGCGCGTAGCCGTGGCTCCGGACCTCCGGGGGGACCGTCGTGAAGTAGCCGACGGTGGGCCGCCCGAGCGCTTCCGCGAGGTGGAAGGTCCCCGTGTCGGGGCTCACCGTCACGTCGAGAGCGGCAAGGACGGCGCAGAGGTTCGCCATCGTGAGGCGCCCGGTCAGGTTGACCGCCTTGGCCGCGTCGAGCTTCGGAGTCAGGGCGTAGTGCTTGTCGTCCAAGATGACGGGCGTCCACCCGCGATCGTGGGCGAGCCCCGCCAGCCGCTCGACGTAGCGCATGGGCCAGTTCCGGTATCCGCCCTGGGAGTGGGAGCCGTTCACGATCCCAAGCGCCGGACCCCGGTAGGCGCCGATCAGGGACCGCCCGCGGTCCCGGTTGGCGAGCGCCTGGTTCGCGATCCCGTGGAGCCGGAGGTTCGCGTCTTGGACGTCGCCCGCGAGCAGGTGACGCATGTAGCAGCCGATCCGCTCCTGACGCTCCCGCCCATCGCGCTCCGAGTACCCGCGGAGGTCGATCACCCAGTGGTGGCGCCCGCGGAGGTTCCCGAGCTCGTCCACTCGGACGAGCCATGGGTGCCCCTTGAAGAGCGGGACGAAGTCGGCACCCGTGAAGTAGGCGAACCGGAGGAGCGGGTAGCGCCGTGCCGTTTCGCGTATGGCGACGGCCGCCATGAGCGCATCCCCCAGTCCGCCCGTGCGGATGACCGGGATCACCGTCCCCACCGGCGCGCGCTTGAGATAGGCCGGGGGGACGGCGTTCAGCTCCTGCTCGGGGTCGGCGAAGTCTCCCATCGCCAAGAGCCGGAGGTAGTCCGAGTCGGAGACCACCCGCGGGACGCCACGCCGATAGAGGAAGCCATCGTCGGCAAAGGTGAGGGACCGCTTGAGGACGATCGTCGGCACAGCCGGACCCCTTCCCTGGGTGGCGCGCCTCGATGGACCGGGGAGGTCCTCTCTCGAGGCGAGTGGCGAGGGCGGTCTCCGAAGGAGCCGCCCCGTGAGCTCGACGGGCGGAGTAGTGGGGGGGCGCTGGGGGGCGGCGTGCCGGTTAGGCTCGCCACCCCCCAGGAATCAGGTCAGTTCGTTACGGGCAGAGCCCCGTGCCGATGCACGAGAAGCACCGACCCGCGGGCAACGGCACGACACCGCAGGAGCCCGAGCCGCAGTTCGAGAGCGTCACGCAGTCGAGCAGCGCCGTCGCATCCTCGTTGTAGACGAGGAAGTCGACCCGGACCGTCCAGATGAACCAGGTCAGGTGGTTCGGACCGTCACGCCACCGCTCGAACGTCACATTCTTCTCGACCCCGAAGATCAGGTTCGAGGGAACCGAGGTGAAGGCGAAGGTCCCGTTCGCCGAGGCGAGGGACTGGCACCCGCACCGCTGGATGTTCGTCGGGATCATCGGCACCTGAACGATCGGCACGTCCTGGTGCTGTTGCGGGGCCGGGCCCAAGAGCGAGCGGTCGCCCAGGTCCGTCTCCCGCTGCTGGTGGAGCTCGGCGAAGTCCTGCCAGAGGTCCGGGCTCATGTAGATCCGGCGCCGCTCGGGGTTCGTCCGGAACTTGGACGGGAGCGCCCGCTGGAGGCAGTTGAGTCCGTGGTAGCTGATCGTGCCCGCCCCGAGTGGACCCGCGTCCAGGGTCTGGGCGTTCACGATGTGGCCCTGCTGGAGCTGCCGGTAGAGATTGTCCCGGCGCTGCATCACCGCGTCGTTGACCACGGCCGGGGCCGGGGGCGAAGCCGAAGCGAAGTAGCTCCCGTTCGTGTTCCCCATGATCCCGAAGAGCTCGAGCTCGTTATTGAGCGCGTCGCCCGTCATGCGGATCAGTTGCTGCTCGATCTGCGCCCCGGTGAGCCCGTCCTGGATGTCGTCGTCACAGAGGAAGAACTTGACGTCCAGGGACGTGGTCTGGAGGCACTTGTTCGTGTTCGAGAGGGAGACCGACTCGGTTGCCCCGCCGTTGCAGGTCGCGAGCCGGAGAATCCCGCCCGAGAGCGCGATGAACCGGATCTCGAGCTCCCGCGTATCCATCGGGACGAGCGTCATCTCGCGAAGGAGGACCGACTGGTCGATCGTGTAATCGATCAGCATGTCCGCTTCTTGAGGCTGGATGATCGCCGGAGCGACGGTGCAGAAGAGGAACTTCCGCGCGTCGTGGGCCGAGAGCGGCCCGCCTTCGGCGATCTCCGGAGCGCCGAACAGTTCGTGTCCGAGCGTGAGCGACACTTTTCTCCTCCTTCGAGTTGCCGCCGAAGTTACAGACGCGCCATTGCCCGACGGCGGGCCAAATGAGCGCAGACCGCACCGGGGGTGCGAGTCAGGAATGGCGCGCCTTGAAGCGCCTTGACGCACCCCTCGGGTGCGCCGAGATCGGGGGGCAAGTCCACCGCAGCGCCGGTGATTCCCTTGCCTTGCGGATTCGAGAGGTCGACACCGAGAGTCGCGAGGAAGCCCGTGAGCCCCTTCATCTCGAAGACGGGCCAGCTCTCCTCGCCCTCGACCGACATCTCGCCGTGGACTCGCGTGAGCCACTCGACGAGAGGGGCGTTCTTCGCGATCAAGCGCTCGGCTCCGTTGAGCCCGCGATCACCACCCAACATGGGCGGGACCACGGGCTTATTCGGGAGAATGAGCGAGGGGTCAAACGAGCTCGGGAACGGCATCAGTTCTCCTCGGGTGAGGGTGTTCCACGTGGAACACCCGGCTATCGACTACTTCCGCGCGAGGGTCTGGATCCCTTGGTTCGCCCACACCGCATCGCGCTCCGCCTTCGAGGTCTCGATCCCGGTGAGGGATGACACGAACCGCTCGCCGCCAGCCGCTGCCTTCGTGGCGCCGAAGCGTCGCGCGGGCGCGGGCGCGAGCGGCCGGCTCATCCGCTTCGCCGGCTGGGGTGCTTGGGATTCGGCGCCGCCCAGGGCGCCGACGATCTGCTGGAGCACGGTCCCCTGCTCGACGAGCGCCGCCTCGAACCGATCCATACGCGCCTCGAGCTCGCCGCTCTGCGGCGCCTCGGGCTCGGCCACGGCTGCGGTCGGGGCGGGAGGAGCGTCCTTCCGGACGGCTCGCTTCCCAATGGGTGCGGGCTCGGCGATCGCCGCCGGAGCGCTCGGGGCGGGGGCCTCGATGTCCGCCGGGTCGATCCCCATCGCCCGCGCAAAGAGCCGGCGGTCGGCCGCCTGCTGCGCGATCACGTGATGGAGAACCTCTTTCAGGTCCTCCTTCGTCTTCGTCTGGTCCGCCACGAGTCCCTCCATGATCTGGCGCTGACGCTTGATCTCGGACACGAGCGCCTTCGTGGCCGGACTCTGTGACTTCAACCCGAGGAAGCTCCGGATCCCGTCCGCCCAGTGACTCCGGCCGGTGAACTTCACCTTCGGGATCCCCTTCTCCGCGATGAACCCGAGGCTCTTCGCGGCCTCGGTCACCAGGTCCTGGGGCTCCAAGTCCTTCGGGACCAGGATCAGATCGGGGTCCTCCCACGGCGCCCCGAATTGCTTCTGGACGGCGTCGTAGGCTTGCTCCGCCTGCTCCTCCGAGAGCCCGATGTCGGTCGCGATCGCCATGCACTGGTCGCGGTCGCATTGGGACGGGGGCGCGGGAAACTCGACCACCTCTTCTGCCTTCATCGCGTGGGCTCCTTTGCAGGCTCCCCCTGCGCTGCAGAGGGCGTAAGCGGTTTCCTTGGGGTCGGCCTCGGGGTCCTCGGGCACGATGTCCCCGTCCTCGATCGCCGCCATGACGTCCTCGAGGCACGCATCGAACGCCGCCGGGTCGGCGCCCTCGGGGACGGCCTTCGCGTGGGCATAGTCGTGCTCGAAGTCGTGCCCGGCGTAGTCCGCCTCGAGGACCGGCCCCAGGTTTGAGTCCTCGTCGGGACCGCCCTCGCAAGTCGCGGGGGTGGGCTGGTGGCCGCGGGCGAGACAAGCTTCGTATCCCGAGACCGGCGGGACCGCGAACGACGGTCCGGATGCGTTCTTCCTCCCGACCCGCGGCGCTCCATTGGCACGCTTGAACATCGTGAAGGGGCGGGC